ATATCTGACATTAATTTCATAGTAAGTTCTTAATAAATTATTATGAAATGTTTTTTTTATCGTAGCCAAAGAGTGGTCTTCCTGTGCGATAATAAATATCAAGTTGTTTTTGGCGCCAGGCTTCTTGTTTTCTTATGGATTGTACTAATTTGGGGTCTCTTTTCAGAAAATAATAAGTATATGCAGAATCCATTTGTATATATATATTGTATTTTACATTTATATTTGTTTATGTGTTATCCATGATAAACCATGTTGTCTATATCGATTATTTTACATGAATCATCTGGTTTGTCACATTGATATTGGTTGAAATATGTGTATTTTAATTGTTCATCGGGTGTATGTTTGTGTACACTCCGAGCAATCATCTTATACAATTTGAAATTTGGATATCGGTCGTCTCCGTTTTTCTTGTATAAAATATTTTTATCATTGTCGTCAGAACACCATCGTTGAACGGTTTTTTGTAATTCATCATATTTTTTATGGTTATCGTCATGAATGATGAAATCATAGATGGAACAACCTAACCGACATAAATCAAAACTCATATTTGGGTCAATACGTGGTTTTTCTTGATTCATATATGGTTCACAATTATATTGGGATGAAGCATCTCCAGAAGGTGCAAAACTATCACTACAGAAAGTCTTACCATCAAATTTATAAATACTTCTTCCGAAATCAATCAATTTGAATAATTTACCATTTGTGGGTATCTTGTAGTATTGATTTTTGTATTTATAATACAAATGTGACATGGTTGTTTCATTATACATAATGTTATTTGTGTGTAAATCATTATGTGTAAAATGAAACACTTTTTGATAACATAACAAAGTCATAATTATCTGAAAAAGTATCGCCGAACCGTTTTCTTCATTTATTTTACCGTTTTCAAACATAGAATCCAAGGTTCCTTCACATTTTTCCAAGCAAATTACTTGAACGGGATAATCATATATAATAGCATGTGCTTCGTCATCCATACTAAAATCGTCAGAATCTTCGTCATCTTCTGTTTCCCATTGTGAGTCGCCGTCATTTTCATCATCATTACTGCTTTCAGCACTACTGTAATTCAATGAACTATTTGATGAACTTGTATCTGAAGTAGCCTCACTATTATCAGTTTCTGTTGAGTTATTTTGTTTATTCATGTTCTCATATACAAGTTCCTCTGCCATTTCGGTTTCATCTATTATTTCTACATCATTTGACATCTCTTCTAATGAACAACAAGTGAAATTATGTTTCAACGTAGTATTGATTTTTAACGGGTCTTTATTTTTACATGTACCGCCATAACCCTCATATTGACTATTTGTCAATACAAATAATTTATGTATATTTTCATTGAAAAATGGAGAACCACTTAGATATTCCAAATCTTCTTCTACATTAATTTTGTAATATTTCTGTGTAGCTAATTGACTTCCATAATAGTCTACTCCATGAGGAAAAAAATACTGTTCTTGGAACATGCTCGTCAAATAATAAAAAAATCCGTCAGTATAGGCACAGTTATTCCCATCATCTAACTTGGTTATTGCATGAGTATTATTAAGTGTAGGTAAAGTACGAATATGTTCTCGGTGTTCGTCATATTTACCTATCATATAGCGTAATGGGTCTAACAAAGGTGAATATTTTACAAAAAACTCTTTTGAGCATGTTTCATTTGTTTTTGTATCATGTATTTGCATACCATTTACAACATGATAGCGATGATTTAGGCACATAGATGTATGACCATTATTACTTATATCCAATAACCGATTATAAATCGGAATAAAATCTTGTGTGTTCTCTAATAGATGTTGAGGGAACTCTGTTTCACCTTTATTAAAACTGATTGTATTGATGTTTTCAAAATTTCTATCTACGTCCTTTATTACATGAACAGAGAACCTTGACATAATATATTTTTATTTATAAGAGTTGAATATATTTATATTCCTTATTATGAACTAATAATATTTCCGTTCAAAGATACTTAATAATATATGCGTATTTAGTATTATACTTCTGTTATGGCATTAGAATTACGAAAATTTAATATGCGTGAAATCACGTTTAAGCCAAATGAGAACAAAGGTCCTGTAATTGTCATGATTGGTCGCCGTGATACCGGTAAATCGTTCTTAGTTCGTGATTTATTGTATTATCATCAAGATATTCCGATTGGTACTGTTATATCTGGAACAGAAGCGGGTAATGGATTTTATTCAGCACACGTCCCTAAATTATTCATACACGAAGAATACAATACAGTCCTTATTGAAAATGTATTGCGAAGACAAAAAACCGTTCTGAAACAAATGAATAAAGAATTAGCTACGTATAATCGTTGTACAATTGACCCACGGGCATTTGTTATATTAGATGATTGTTTATACGATGCTTCATGGTCCCGTGATAAAATGATGCGTCTCTTATTCATGAATGGTCGTCATTGGAAAATCATGCTCATTATTACTATGCAATATCCTCTTGGTATCCCACCTAATCTGAGAACAAACATTGATTATGTATTCATTTTAAGAGAACCATATCTTACTAATAGGAAGCGTATTTGGGAGAACTATGCAAGTATGTTTCCCACATTGGAATCCTTCTGCAGCGTAATGGACCAGACCACCGAGAACTACGAATGCTTAGTTATTAACAACAATGCAAAATCAAATAAACTTAATGACCAAATTTTCTGGTACAAAGCCGAAAATCACCCCGATTTTAGATTAGGGTCCAAAGAATTCTGGGAAATATCAAAAAATATGGGTTCTGATGACGAAGAAGAATATGACCCAAGTAAATCCAGGAAAAAAAATGCTGTATCAATTAATGTTAAGAAAACTAAATGGTAAACAAAATACTATACATTATCACTATTAATATTGTTGGTGGTATCATCCGATATTTCGGATTCTAACCGAACACGCACATCATTCATGTTATTAATTAACTCATTCAAGATATCCAATGTAACATCGCCATCGTCTACCTGTTCCCCATGATTAGATGTTATATCATTCATACTTAGATCACCAGTATAGTCTAATTCAAAACTTACTTCATTTGAATTATTCTCATTTTCTACTATTTCACCATCTTCTGTTTCTGAACTTATATTCATCTCACTGGAATAAGAATTTATCACAGTTTCATCGTCCGAATCTGAACTATTATTATCTGATTCATCGTTATTGTTATCATTCAGTCTGTTATTTTGTATAGCCGCCGTATGAACGAACGTCTGTAATCGCGAACGATTATATGAAAGATTCGGTCGTATGGTTTCATTTTCAAATTGCGCATAAGAATCCTCATGTATAAAATCAATGTTCAAATGGGTTTTGCTATATGCATTGCGATTGAATGTACAATAACTACTGGGATGATTTAAATTTACACTTGTTTTGAAACGAACCTTGGTATCCAGTCCAGGAGGTATCTGAGTATGTATTCTTCTCCCAAAGCATGGATTATAATCAACCAAATTAAACAATTTGCGACGTAACTCATAAAATGTTTGTTTGGCTTTGTATTTATCCAATGAATGTCTGTGCTTGTAATATAATAACAAATATGGTTTCATAATTTTTATTATACAACATTTACAACTCTCTTCAGAAATGTCTAATTTAACTGCTCGTCTGGAGAAACTCTGTATATAATCCAACATGTCCAATATATCTTCGTATAATTCATCATCTTCGGTATTTTTCAAATAATCATCAATTCCTTTATCACGTATCAATACCTGATTTTCTTCATAAAATGTTTTCAAATTGAATTCAGTCAAGAAATATTTGTAAAAGATAATCGGTAATCTGGCTATCGTCATCTTTTGTATACCAAAATACATAGTATACAAATTTGCCTTAGTAAATGGTAAGTTATTGAACGGGTTTTTTACAGGTTTTGGACTTGCGAACATATACTCAGTATCACATATAGAATTCTCGATTATCTTGTTCACTTCCGATGTACGAAATAAGAATAATGCGCCTTGTTGATATACTTCTACTACTCCCTTATCTGTTTTATTTATTTCGTTCATCATCATATCCATCGTATTTCCAATTTTGGCCTTTCTATATTTCCATATGAACGCAAACCGATTCAACCCCATATATACTCGCTGACTCTCGGAAAATATTGTCATATAGAGGTCTTTTTGTTGTTTTGATAGAAAACTATTCTTAAATACAGTTTGTAAGTTTGTATATTTGGATTGGGTCTTATCTGAACATCGCAAGATAGTTCCCAGTATATTTATATCTGATAACTGAAGACTTGACGAGTTATTTTCAAGAAGTTTATACATTATGTACATATACGCATTATCTGGTTTGTCAATATTCATATTCAACTTATTAATTGTCTCGTTTGTAAACTGGAACTGTTTACCAATAATCTCAGTTGCAGTCCCAATCATGATTAATGCGGGTTTCTATTATTTCACTAATACTATATAAAATACAACTCATTGATTCAATTTTACACACCTTTGAATATTTACAAACGAACCCACAATTATTTATATATTATATAGTGTAATACTATACAATGTACAAACATTGGATAATATATATACTAATTGTAATTGTATCTTTTACAAATGATAAGATTCATAGTGAATGTAAACATCCCAGTATACAAGTTGACGCAGTAAGTCTATTACATCATTTCATATCCATTTATTCATGGTTTGGTACATTGATCTTTGGTTATCCTGAGATTCATTTATTCTATGTTCTCGCTATTATTGCTGGATGGCATTTTTTCGGAAATTGTATCATTAGTGAATGGTATAACAATGCATGCAAGTTAGACAAAAATAAAAACCATAAAGACATTCCTTATTACATAATGTCTACAATTACTGGCAAAGAATACCAATCATATACACATCTAATTTATGCCGTTGTTTTACTTGATATCGCGCTAATTTTTACGAAATATAGACATAGAATATTTTAGGTGTGTTTTTCTTAATCCAACTCTCTGAAGATTTTTGCACTTTTGGACATTTTTAAAAATGTCCAATTTTCATTTTTGTGAGATAAAGTTCTGAAAACAGAAGTTGAAAAATGAGTTTGCAGCCATTTGCAGCAAATTACGTTTTTCTGGAAACATATTTGACTGCATACATTTTTTTATAATTTTGTCAAAAAACAATTTAGGAGATTTTTCTGTTACCATATTAATGGTAACAATGATAACAAAAAAATCTCCAAAAATCTCCTATAAATTTTTTTGTGAAGTATGTGATTATAAATGCAGTAAACAAAGTGAATATAACAAACATATATTGACTGCAAAACATCAAAAGATAACAAATGGTAACAAAAAATCTCCAAAAAATCTCCACTGCATATGTAAATTTTGTAACAAAACATTTAAATATCGTTCTGGGTTATCAAGACATAATAAAACATGTAACGGAGAAAAAAATTCATTAACCAAAACAGATAATACAGATTCAACAGATTTAACAGATAATATAGATTCTATGAATGATGAAGTTTCCAAAAGTGATATTATTGAAATATTGAAACAAAATCAAGAATTCAAAGAATTATTGACAGAACAACAAAGCGAAATCCAAGATTTACATAAACAAATAATTGATAGTGTGAAACAGAATGGCAATACACTCAACCAAACTATCAACAATAACCAAAAATTCAATTTGAACTTCTTTCTGAATGAACAATGTAAAGACGCAATCAATATGTCAGATTTCATTGAAAATATAGAATTAGATATAGAAGATTTGACAGAAACAGGTCGTTTGGGTTATGTAGGAGGCATTTCACGTATTTTAATCAATAAACTACAAGAATTGGATATATACAAACGACCTCTCCACTGCACCGACGTAAAACGCGAAACATTATACATAAAAGATAATGATGAATGGTGTAAAGAAAACAATTCGAAGGAAAAGTTTTCAACTATTATTGGACAAGTTGCCAACAAAAATTGCCGGAATATTCAAAAATGGACAGAAGAAAACCCAGGATATGAAATATTTGACTCGCCCGAAAACATGGAATATATAAATCTCACACAAGCCGCGCTTGGAGGTCTTGGAGAACAAGAATCGCGTCAATTCAAAGATAAGATCCTCCGAAGTGTCATTAAAGAAGTCATGGTGAACAAGTAGTAACAAAGGCATATTGTTTTGTAAACGAATATCATTTACAAAACAAGTAATTTATTTATTTTTCAAAAGAAGTTTACTCCTTCTTATCCCCCTCAGCAGCCTCTTCCACAATCATCTCAATATTTCCATTCTTCGCCTCCTGCTTCTTAGACTCCACCAACAATTCGTTACGCAACTGAGTAGACTCAGCATCAGATACTTCGCGTGACTCAAAATCAATATTCTCTGTCACACCAGACAAGTTGCCCTCTTCATCGATAGTCTGAGTAAGTTGGTTACCACTGGATTTAGCCTTCTCAATGTTCTCCATAATCGCCTTCTTCTTAGTCTCGCGGACACGCTCCTCAAACTCCTTCTTGGCCATCTCCTCATTCTTCATCTTCTCCTTATGAAGAGCATTCAACTCCTCCTCCATATGCTCCACACGACCAGTTTTGTATGCATCGGGGTCCCAAGGAATCCAAGTTCCCATAGGTCCCACGTAAATATCGTGGTTAGGATCTTGTTCACGAAGTTTCTTACAGCGCTCCTCGGCCTCGTCCTGAGAAGCATATACACCTCTCACCTTTAGCCCACGCACTGAAGTCTGGAACGCGTGCTCGCGACCGAACTTCTCATTCAACTTATCCTCCTGCTTATCCAAAAAATTCTTGTAGTCATCCTCAATACCACTATTCTTCAACTTATCGGACTCCTCCTTGATGAACTCATTGAAATCCTCAATTAGTCCCTCCACCTTCAAATTATACTTGTAGGCGATAAAGTGAATGAATTCAAAATAACGTTCCATAGATTTAGAAAACTCCCAGTTCTTAATAAATTGGTCAAACAAATATACCTCGCGTTTCTTCAAAATCTTCTCAGGAGAAACGAAAGACATACAAGCGAACTTCTGACCAGCGATTGGTTGGTCCTCATCGCACAAATCAATATATTTAGGATTTTCGGTCCCGTCTTCCT